TTGATACGAATGGTCTAACAGCATTTAAAAATGGTTCAGAAGCAGATAATACAGTTGATTTAGGTTATTCAAGTGGAAGATTCAAAGATCTCTATCTAGGTGGTGGAGTTTACGTTGGTGGCACTGGTTCAGCAAATCATTTAGATGACTATGAGGAGGGAACCTTTACACCAACTCTTTCAGGTGATACTGGTGGAACTGGTACGTTAAGTAATGGCATTGGGGGTTCTGCAACTGGCAGATATACAAAGATAGGAAGATTTGTGCATTGCGAATTAACTTTTGTTATTGATAATACAGGAAATATAAGTGGAAGAGTTATTATTGGTGGTTTTCCATTTACTTGTGGATTTTTTGGTGGACAAGGTGCAGTGAGAAATCAAGGGTTTGGTGGTAGTAACACTGATGGTATAGTAATGGAGATGAATCAAGGAGCAGCTACAGGACGATTTCATTTTAACTCATCAAGCTCTGCCCAAAGGTCAGTTTTTGCTAGTGATGTTTCAAATGGAGATTTTGTTGGAGCAGGAATCAGTTATTCTACATAGAAATTAAAAGGTAAAAGAATGGCATCAATACTGAAAGTCAATACCATACAAGACGCAACGAACTCTAATACGGCTTTGTCTGTGGATAGTAGTGGAAGGGTACAATTACCTCAATTAGTTCATTTTCATGGAAACAGAGTAGGTTTAACAAAAGGAGAGTTAGGAGCAAATATTGACTATAATGTTGTTAGAGATACAAATAGTGCATGGAACTCCTCAAATAAACAATATACCATTCCAATAACAGGTGTGTATCAAATGAGTTTTACCAACATAGGGCAATCTTCAGTTGATACCTCAGATCAAAACAATAAATTACAATATGTGAGAAGTGGGTCAACAGTAGATATAGCTTGGGCATACCACACAAATGATGCTCAACATGAGCAAGTTGGGATATCAGTAACGTATTATTTACTAGCAAGTGATCTCATTCAGATGAGTAATGTAAGTGGGGTTGTCTATAATAATTACTATAATACCTTTTCAATTTGTCTAATAGGATAACACCATGACAAAAGCAGCAGACTTAGCAAACCTTATAGGCAACATCAACGCAGGGGGTGGTGGTTCAGCAAACAGGAATTTAATTATCAATGGTGCAATGAATGTAGCACAGAGAGCAACATCAGCTACAGGATTGGGTGGCAGTGGTGCTTATGATGGATTTAATACTTGTGACAGATGGGGAACATATTTCAACACATCTGGTGCATTAACAATGTCACAAGATAGCTCTGCTCCTGACGGTTTTGGAAAAAGTTTAAAATTTGCTTGCACTACTGCTGATACCTCTATTGCATCAAATGAATATATTTTTCTAACACAAAGAATAGAAGGTCAAAATTTACAAGGCTTTGCTAAAGGAACGTCAGATGCAAAACCTTTTGCTGTATCATTTTATGTAAAAGGTAACGCGAGTGCCACTTATGTTTGTGAGTTATGGGATAATGATAACTCAAGACAAATATCAAAAACATTTACTGTAGGAACAGATTGGTCAAGAGTCGAACTATCTTTTCCTGCTGATACTACAGGTGCATTCGATAATGACAACGCAAGGAGTTTTGATTTTAGAATATGGTTACACGCAGGAAGTCAATATACAAGTGGCACGATAAGCTCAGATGCGTGGATATCAAATTCAAATAATAGAGTAGGTAGTGGCACAACATCATTCCTTGACAGCACATCCAGAACTTTTTTTCTAACAGGAGTACAAGTAGAGGTTGGACAAAACCCAACAGAATTTGAACATGAGCCAGTTGAAAGGACATTACTTAAGTGTCAACGATATTATGTGAAATATAGTTCTGGAACTCTTTATGCGAGACTTGGTATAGCTACAAATTTGTCAACAGTCGCCGCAGAAGTCTATAATTATCTTCCAGTCGCTATGAGAGATGACCCTTCACTCGAAACCACAGGCACTTTGAGTAATTACTGTTTATATGACAGTGACGATGTAATAACCATAACCAGTATGGTAATAGAAGGGGGTAGCCATGATAATAATCAACTAGTGATTATAGATTGTAGTTGCAGTGGTGGTGGACTTACAGATGGTGGTGCATCTCAACTAATGGGTAACAATAACACCAGTGCTTTTATAGCTTTTTCTTCGGAGGTGTAAATGAATATCACAAATGCAAAATATAATAAAAGCAAATTGACAAAAGAAAATACGTCTATTTCGTGTGTAATCAATGGCAGACACGTTTGTGTTCCTATGTCTTTGGGTAACACAGATTATAAAGAAATACTCAAACAAGTTGAAGAAGGCAAGTTGAAAATTAAGGACGCAGAATGACTAAAGGTGATGTAACACAGATATTGACTGAATTAGCAGTCATCAAAACCAAAATGGAGAATGTAGAGAACAGAGTGTCCAAGGTAGAAAGATTTGTGATGTATTCTGTTGGAACATATTTTACAGTCACCTTTACTGGTTTTGTAGGATTTATTTTGGTGGGATAATGGCAATTACTATAAAAAATGACAGAAGTGTGATAACAATAAAGAACGACAGAAGTACGATTACAATTAAAAGGTCGGCATGAGCAATTATTCTTTTAACATAAAGCAGAATGACACAAGTCCTGCCTTATCTGTGGTGGTTGCTGACAGCAGTGGAACAGCGATCAACATTACAGGTGCTTCAGTTTTATTTAAGATGAGAGCAGTAAATAGTTCTTCTCTTAAGGTAAATAGTAGTGCTACGATAACAAATGCTTCAAACGGAGCAGTTTCTTACACTTTTTCAGCGAGTGATACGGACACAGCAGGATTATTTCAAGGCGAGTTCCAAGTCACTTTCTCTGGGGGAGCGATAGAAACCTTTCCAAATTCGGAATATATCAGTATAAATGTATTAGATGACTTAGATTCATAGGAGAGTTAAATGGGTGGTCAGTCCGTAACAACAGATGCTTCGATAGACCCACTCACCTATTCAGAGATAAGAGATTATCTTAGGTTAGATGAAGGGGTAGATGAAACGCTTCTAATAACTCTGTTAAAGATGGCAACCCAGTATGTAGAGAAGTTTACTGGTAGGGCACTTATTAACAGGACGATTACTCTATTTATCGATGGGGTAGACGAGATAGATGTAGCCTTATGGGAAGGCACAAGGGTTGCTCCAGATATGAGCATCAGAAAAAGATATATTGAATTACCTACTACACCAGTATCAAGTGTATCATCCATATCTAGCTTTAGTGACAACGACACAGAAACAACATTTGCATCTACTAAATATTTTGTAGATACAGTAAGAGAACCTGCCAGAGTATATTTGCGAGATGGGCAAGCATGGCCGCAATCCTTGAGAGTAGCAAACGGACTAAAGATAGTTTATGTAGCAGGATATGGAGCGAATAGGACGGATGTGCCAGAAGCTATACGTCTAGGCATACTCAACATAATAGCATTTAATTATGAGCACAGAGGAGATTTTGAGGGGGTATTACGGCAACCTGCTATGGTACAATCTCTGTTACAGCCTTACAGGAAACTTAGTTTTACTAACAATCCATTTGGCACAGGAAGTGGAACATACTGATGGCATGGTACGATTTTATTACGAATGGATTTAGACGGATAGAGAGAAAAGAAGCTCCTATGGTGATGTATCAATCTGGGTACAATCTCAAGGAGAGAACCTATGACTATAGAAAGATAGCTAAAGAAGGTTATCAAGAAAACGCTATAGTGTTTCGATGCGTCAATGAAATAGCACATGGAGCATCGGCTGTAGAGCTTTGCGTCTATCAAGGAGAGATAAAGCTAGACCAACACCCACTGATAAACTTATTGGAAAGACCTAATCCACAGTTTGCAGGAAACGAATATTTTCAAGCATTGTATTCTTTTCTATTATTGTCTGGCAACTCGTATGCCCTATACAGCCTTGTAGGAGGGCAACCAAGAGAATTGCACCTGTTAAGACCAGATAGAATGAAGATAGTGCCCAGTAAGACGCATATCCCCACTGCATACGAATATCATGTAGATGGAAGACTGGCTAATCGTTATGACGTAGATAGCGAGACTGGAATGTCAGAAGTTAAGCATTTTAAGATGTGGAATCCACTGGATGACTACTACGGATTATCACCGATACAGGCTGCTTCTGCTGACATTGACCAACACAATCACGCTGCCAAACATAACTTAGGGTTACTTATGAATGGTGCAAGACCATCTGGTGCTGTAGTATTTAAGCCA